CAGTACATTAATGGAAGATGTTGACAAAGCGTATATCGCAGGTTTGTTTGATGGTGAAGGATCAATTCATATTAAACGTGGGGTAGAAAAGAAAAAGAAACACAAGGGTAAACCTGGCTACCGGTTGTCTAATTCTATGCGTATCAGCATGGAAATCACGATGACCGATAGATCAGTTTTGATTTGGGTTCATGAGGTATTAGGTGTTGGGACACTAACTCCTAAGAAAGTAAAAGGTAATAGAAGCGATGGCACGCCGTATTTAAAACAATACAGATGGAGATGTACATTTAGAGATGCATACCATGTGTGCTGTCTTCTATGGCCGTTTGCGCATACTAAATTACCTAAGATACAAAAGGTAATAGAGCACTATACAACTAAAGCATTTAAGGATAATGTAATATCTTTAGAAGAGTATAAGGAGGTTAGAAAAAATGTTGGACAAGATAGTATATAACAGTTTGCATTTTATAATGAAATGGGCTGGAACATTAAATGCTTGGGCATGGCGTAAACATGTAAAAATTATAGAAGACAAACGTCAAAAAGAAAATGAAGAGTATGTTAAGGAATTACAAAAGAAGTTATGAGTAAAAAAGAAAAATTTGATGGCATAACTAGACCATCTAATGATTTATATCGTAAGAACTTTGATGAAATATTTGGTAAGAAAGACAAGACTTTACACGAAGAACTGATGGAAGGTTTTGAAGAAGAAAAGAAGATAAATGAAGAAGAGTGATAAATACAATTATTTAGAGGGTAAACAAATCACAGATCCAGATACTGGAAAACGTGTCTATGAGATAAGTTCTTATAGACTTCCATCTGTGACTACTATATTAGGGGCTACCAAAAATACAGAATTTTTAACTAAATGGAAGGCCAAAGTCGGTGAAAAAGAAGCAGACAGAATCAAGAATGTATCTAGCGCACGGGGTACCAGTATGCACAAGTTCCTCGAGTCATATGTTACAGGTGTTGGCTATGATGATCTTACTGAACTCGGACAGGCGGCGAAACCCATGGCCGATAAGATTATGGAGATCGGTCTTGCGCCGGTCGAAGAGTATTATGGTTCCGAAGTTACGTTACACTATCCGGGCCTATACGCAGGTCAAACAGACCTTGTCTGTTTACACAATGATCTTGAAACTGTTGTTGACTTCAAACAAGCCAACCGTCCGAAGAAGAAAGAATGGATCGAAGATTATTATCTTCAAATCGCAGCATACGCCATGGCCCACGACTATGTCTACGGCTCTAGTATTCAACAGGGAGTTATCATGGTATGCACGCCTGACCTATATTATCAAGAGTTCAAAGTTGAAGGACCTGAATTAAGGTCTTGGAAACATAAGTTTTTAAAAAGATTGGACATGTATCATGACCTAGTTCATGATGAGAAAGAAAAAACTAAACCCATGAAAGCGGAGGATTTTGTCAAATGAACTGTTGGCACTGTGGACATGAGTTGATATGGGGAGGGGACCATGATACCGAGGATAATGAGGATTATGATATAGTTAGTAATTTATCATGTCCTAAGTGTCATTCAGCGGTTGACGTGTGGCATCCATCAGAGAAATTAATAGAGGAGTATAAAAAGCATGACAGATCAAACGAGGTGGGGAATCCACGAAATACAGACGAAGAATAAGGCTATCAAGTACAGACAGGACCTTGTAGCTAAGGCCATGGAGACTGTGATCAAACTTGACGAAACAGGGATCACGGACCTGATGCTGCAGATTGAGGCAGAATATGAGCGTAAATATGGCAACAATAAGGCAGATAAGGTAGTATTATAGACAATGTATATGTATGGTAAAAAAAATAAAAAAAAAAATAAAAACTACTCTAGAAATAATGTCATTCTGTCACTTTGGTCTAGAAGTGTTGGTATATATGACTTTAGGGTAGACAAAATGTTGTTAGAAAAAGTGTCACCTGACAGATTATTTTGTCACTTAAGTCAGTATTTTAGTTTGCCTATGCGCGCGCGATACAAAATTCTGGAAAAACTGATTTTTTTTAGATACATATACAGAATATGAAATCCAGAAAAAAATCTAGAAGAATTGACAGCTACGAGAAACCTAAGACTGTAAAACAACAAGTTAAGTTTCCATACAAACGTGTACGTATAGATTGGATTGACATCATCACTGAAGGCGGCTGGGGTTCTGAGCGTGAGTTTAAAAACATGAAACTAGCTACACCTGTAAGTGAAGGTTGGTTATTTAGTAAAGATGAGGAAACTGTAAGAATCTTTGCTGGCTATGACGTTGACGATGATGGGTCTATTACTTTTTCTGAGCGTTCTGTGTTTCCGACTTCTTGTGTGAAGAAGATAACGAAGGTTCACTAACTTCAATTGCCTCAACAACTTCAGCATCATCTGACAACAAACTTGCGTAGTCTTCTTCGATCTGTGCCATCTTCATTTCTAGTTGCTCTTCTGTCATATCTTCTAATTTGCCATGTTTTATTATTTTTCTGTCTATGTATAGTCCTCCTGCCTTTCCACGATTTGTTTCAGCGTTTACAGCAGCAGAGAAAGAATTCTTTTTCAAGGCTAGGTTTTTAATTCTTGCTAATTCTGCGATGTGGTTTTCGTACGTCACACCAAATTTTAAATCTCTTTCTTGTTCTAATTCATCTTTGTATTTGACAACCAACGGCGATTGTCTTGGGTTAGTAAGTTCAGCTCCTTCTTGACGTGCTCGTTTGACTGAATATCCGGCCAGTTCTGCTGCTTCAGCTTTGTTGACAGGACCCTCTGGTCCGCCAAATACCAGGTATTGGCAAAACCTCTTTTGCATTTCTGTTAATCTTTTTGGAACTCCCATGTTGACTTTTTAAGGTAACTATCCTATATTGTCAATACTATGAAAGTACACAGAACTACAGAAGAATTAGCACTTTTAATTGAAGAACACAAAAAAGAAATTTGGGAATACAAGCAAAAAGAATCTGAGTGGGTTAAAACAAAAAATTTAGCTGACGGTTACAAGAAAGTTATTGAGGAGCTAAGTGCTAAACTTGTAGAGCAAGAAAAGTACATACAAAATTTAAATCAAGAAATCGAGAAACTTGTTGAAGAAAAAAACAAATGAGAGTAAGAGACCTACAACAATTTTTAGAATCATTTACAGCTAGAGATAAGTCTGCGTCTGGTCAAGGTAATGCAATTAGTGACGCTGTCATCTATGTTGAAGTAAATGGTCAACTACGAGAGATTAAAAAAATGGAAGTACATGAGAACAATCAAACTATATTTGGACTACATAAAAACCATCACTCTCACCGTCTTGTCATGAAAGTGGCAGAAGCATCAAGCATAATTATACCTGATAAGTTGCGTTAGAGCGTGTTGTGGTTACCTTGAAAAACATATGGGCCCAGAGGCAAAATTTTACCAACAAATCAAAAAAAATTTTAAGTCATTTTCACTTATTCGACTTGAAAACTCTAGCCTACTTGGTACTCCTGATCTATTGGTCTGCAATACTTTTGGGCACTTTTGCACTATAGAATTAAAGGTTACTAAAGGTAACAAAATCCGATTTAGTCCTCATCAAATTGCCTTTCATACACGCCATAATAAGAACACATTTATCATGGTAAAGGCCCTCGGTCCTTTACCCCCTAAAACTTCTCCAATATCCATGTACCGTGGTTCTAGGATCAGGGAGCTTGCTGCTTGTGGCTTGATGCTTGACGCTTGTTACTCTGGTTGGGATGCTTGTCGCTTGGCGCTTGAAGCTTGAGGTTGGTTCGAAAGCTTGCCGCTTGAAGCTTGATGCTTGTGGCTTGCTGCTTGAAGCTTGTGGCCCTGACCAGGTGCACGCTCGCTTGCAGCCGTCGCTTCAGCATTGCTAATGACCTGATCAGATACGTGAGGCGCCTGGTTAACAGCTAGCCCGCGTCCAGATCTTAGGACCTCACGATTACGTTTCCGTAATTCTGTATAATATTTTGGATGTTTAAATTCGAACATATTAGTGTTTACCATATTCAATATTTTTTACCAGCGGATCCCAACAAGCGCGACAGCTGCCGCATTCATTATTGTTATCAGGGGCTGGACAGCTTCGACTCTTAGTCGAGACCGTCGACGTATTGGCCCAGCTCTTGACTGGTCCCTG